TGAGGCGGGGATGGATGTGGTGCGGGGCAATATTGGCTTGCGCCCGAACCTCATCACCATGGGGGCCAGCGTGTTCTCGCTGCTGAAATTCCACCCGGCCATTCAGGCGGCGATTGGGGCCAATGAACGCAAGCGCATCACGATTGAAATCCTGAAAGACCTGTTCCAGGTGCAGGACGTGGTGGTGGGTGAATCCCTGGCGCAAAGCAAGGACGGTAAAAGCACCAGTGATTTGTGGCAGGACAACCTGATGTTGCATTACGTCAGTGGCCCACAGAGCGAAACGGACAGCGCCGACGAGAACGAGCCGTCCTTTGGCTACACCTTCCGCCGCAAGGGGATGCCGGTCATTGACAAGTACTCCAGCGCCGGGGGCAAGGTCAGCAACGTGCGCTTCACCGACATCTACAAGGTGGCGGTGGTGGGCAGCGATGCCGGGTACATCATCACCAACATTAAAGGGGCCTGATCATGGTGACTCAGCAAGTGATTTTGACCACTACCCTGGTGGCTGCTGCGGCACTGACCCAGCAGCGCCTGGTGGGCGGTGACGGTAAACCCTGCGCGGCGGGCTTACCGGCGCTCGGGGTAGCCGAGGTGGACGCGCAACCGGGGGACGCGGTGCCCATCAATGTCCTGGGCATCCTCGTTGTCGAGGCAGGGGCCGCACTGACCGCCGGGCAGAGCGTGCAGTCTGACGGCAATGGGTGTGCCATTCCCCTGGTGACCGGTAAATCCCCGGTGGGAATGGCACTGGATGCCGCCGCTGCGGCCGGTGACCTGGTGCGCCTTCTGCGAGGTGTGTGATGCCGTACTGTACGCCCGGTGATATTGAGCGGCTGATCCAGCGCCGCACGCTGATTGAACTCACCAATGACCTGTCGGACATGGCGCTTGATAAGCCGTTGCCGGACACGGTCAATGTGGAGGTGGTCGAGGAAGCGATCCGTTATGCCGACGAACTGATTGATGCCTATCTGCGGGCACGGTACCCGCTGCCGCTGGCGAATACGCCCACGGTGGTCAAGGATTTTGCCGTGAACCTGGTCTGCCATCGGTTGTACCAGCGTCGCCCGGATCAGGACTTGCCGGAGGTCATCAAGGATGCGTACAAGGCCACGGAGAAAGCGCTGATTGCCGTGCGGTCAGGCACCTTGACGCTGGGCGTACAGGAAACCCAGGCCGACCAACCCGAATCCGGCGAGTTCCGGGTTCGGGGGCGTCGTCGCCGTTTTGGCGGCCCGGATGGGCTGCTGGAGAAATACTGATGAATACCCGCAGCGTTATCGAAGCCACCGTAGAGCGGTTGCGCCGGAAGTTACCGGCGCTGCACAGCGACTTTTTCCCGGAGAACCCCGACGCTTTTCGCCTGACGCATTCCTTGGGCGCACTGCTGGTCAGTTATGGCAGCTCCGATTACGGCAATCAGCAGGATATCGGCGCAGTGCTTCAGCCCCAAACCGTCAAGTTCACCGTCACCGTGGTGGTGCGTCAACTCAACGGTAAGGGAGGTGCTGTCGATATCCTGGATTATGTCCGCCAGGCACTGGGGGGCTGGACGCCCCCGAACTGCCGTCGCCGGGTGTGGCTTATCCATGACCGGTTTCTGGGCCAGGTGAACGGGGTGTGGCAGTACGTGCTGACGTTTGCCACGGAGACCGTGTTTATCCAGGACGTCGAGCCGAACGACTTACCGCTCCTGACCGAAGTGAACTACGAGGAAAGCGAATCATGAATTATCTCTATTGCGGCCCGGCCAGCGGTGTGACGCTGGCGGACGGGGCCGAGGTGTTGCTCTGGCCAGGCAAGGCGGTTGCGTTGCCGGAAGACCATGAGTATGTGAAAACCCTGGTGGCGCTGGACTATCTCAAGCCGTTGCCGGACTCCTTTGCAACCGCAGCTACCGGCACGACGGGGGTGAACGATGGCCGCTAACTATCTGCATGGTGCTGAGACCATCGAAGTCGAGCGCGGTGCCCGCCCGGTGAAGGCCGTGAAGTCGGCGGTGATTGGCCTGATTGGCACCGCGCCCATTGGGTCGGTCAATACCGTTACCTTGTGCTTGTCAGAGAAAGATGCGGCGCAGTTCGGTAGCCAACTGCCTGGCTTTACCATCCCCCAGGCGCTGGACGCGATTTATGACCACGGGGCGGGTACCGTGGTGGTGATCAACGTGCTCGACCCGGCGATACACAAAACCAGCGTGCCCACGGAAAGCGTCACGTTTGACAAGGCCACGGGGCGTGCGCGGCTGGCGTTCGGTGCCCTGTTCAATGGGGCAGCAACCTATGGGGATGCCAGTGCGTTGGCTCGCTCGTTTGGGAAAATCCTCACGATCACGCTGACCGGGACAGGCAACACGCATTACGACAAGGATGTTGACTACCGCATCGATGAGGCTACTGGCGAACTGGTGCGCCTGGGGGGCGGGAAACTGGCCCTTGGTGCAACCGTCACCGCCGCCTACACCTATGCCGACCCGAGCAAGGTCACCGCAGCGGATATCATCGGGGCAGTGAATGCGTCGGGCAACCGCACCGGTCTCAAACTGTTGAACGACACTTACAACCTGTTGGGCTTTCTGGCCAAAATCCTGATCGCCCCGGTGTACTGCACCCAGAAGAGCGTTTCCACCGAGCTGATTGCCATGGCGGAGAAACTGGGGGCGATGGCCTATATTGACGCGCCGATCGGCACCACCTTCGCCCAGGTACTGGCGGGACGTGGCCCGGAGGGCACCATCAACTTCAACACCAGCTCTGACCGGGTGCGCCTGTGTTATCCGCATGTGAAAGTCTACGATGCGGCCACCAACACGGAGCGCCTGGAGCCGTTAAGTCAGCGGGCTGCAGGGCTGCGTGCCAAGGTTGACCTGGACAAAGGCTTCTGGTGGTCGTCGTCCAACCAGGAAATCATGGGGATCACAGGGGTGGAACGCTTGCTCTCTGCGATGATTGACGACCCGAGCAGCGAGGTCAATCTGCTCAACGAGCAAGGTATCACCACGGTGTTCAACAGTTACGGCACCGGCATGCGTCTGTGGGGCAACCGTTCGGCTGCCTGGCCCACGGTGTCGCATATGCGCAACTTTGAGAACGTCCGCCGTACCGGTGACATGCTCAACGAATCCTTGCGTTACTTTAGCCAGCAGTTTATGGACAGGCCGATTGACCAGGCGCTGATTGATGCGCTGACCGAGTCGGTGAATGCCTATGGCCGCAAGCTGATTGGTGACGGGGCACTGCTGGGCTTTAGCTGCTGGTTTGATCCGGCCCGGAACGAGGAGACCGAACTGGCCGCCGGTCACCTGTTGCTGAGCTACAAATACACGCCCCCGCCCCCACTGGAGCGCCTGACGTTTGAAACCGAAATCACCTCGGAATACCTGGCCAACCTGAAGGGAGGTAAAAGCTGATGGCAGGAAAAATTGAAATCAACCGTATCACCAACGCCAACATCTATCTGGACGGGGCCAATCTGCTGGGCCGTGCAGAAGAAATCAAGCTGCCGGATATCTCCATGACGATGCAGGAGCACAAGGCATTGGGGATGGTGGGCAAGGTGGAACTCCCGTCCGGCTTCGACAAGATGGAGGGGGAAATCAAGTGGAACAGCTTCTACCGGGATGCGATGCTGTCTGCCGCCAACCCCTACAAGTCGCTGGCCCTGCAGTGCCGCTCCAACGTGCAGCGCTACAGTTCCCAGGGGCTGATTGATGAAATCCCGCTGGTGACGTACCTGACCATCATGTTCAAGAAGAACCCGCTGGGCACCTTCAAGCAGCATGAGAATGCCGAGTTCTCCAGCAGCTTCACCTGCACCTACATCAAGCAGGTGATCGACGGCGAGGAACTGCTGGAGCTGGACTACCTGGCTAACATCTTCCGTGTCGGGGGTGTTGACCAGTTGGCGGATTACCGCAGTAATATTGGGGGCTGACAATGACCGTTGAAATTGAGGACAAAGGCGGGAACTGCGGCTCCATCGGTATGGCTAACGGCACCTGGTTCACGCTTCTGGATATTCCCGGCGTTGACGCGTTGTTCAATACCCAAAAGACCAATGATCCGATTGATTGCACCCGCTCAAAGGCCCGGAAGTTTGCCAACCTGATCGAGGCATGGACACCGCCCGACCACTGGTTTAGCGGGTTGACTAAAGCCGAGGGCAAAGCGATGCTGATTGAGTTCCTGCGCCACTGCAAGGGCTTTCGCACTCGCTGATACCTTGCCCCCAAGGGGCTTAGGCCCCTTTCATTCGCTAACGGCCTTTATTATCCCTCTCCGCTTTATAGCGACATACTCCTGCTATACCTCAAGTCAGAGCGCCCAACAGGAGCACCTCATGTCACAGTCAGAAATGTGTTTTACCCTTAAATTCCCCTACAGTTGTGCCGCAGGCAATAACATCACCGAGTTGCCCTTGCGGCGTCTCAGCGTCAAAGACCTGAAAGCAGCCCGTAAAATCAGCAGTAACGCGGCTGATTGGGATGACATCCTGCTGTCCCGTGCCACCGGTATGCTGCCGGAAGATTTCGACAATATGGATCTGGAAGACTATCTGGAGTTGCAGAAGCGATTTCAGAAAATCACAGGGATGGGTAAGGGATCAGAAGGCGCTAACCCAGGCGCAGGGGCTGCTGGCGAGGTGGTTCCAGTTCCAGCCGAGTGAGATTGACGCGCTGGAGCCGGACGAACTGGAGATGTGGCTGGCGCAGGCGGAGGAGCAAATCAAACGCGAGTACGGCGACAACGCTTGACCAGGGCCACCACGCCCAGCACGACGGCGGCGAGTAGCCACAGGGCGGGCTGCAGTACTGCAGCGGCCAGGGCCATCACCAGACTCAGCAGTACCGCCCCCCCGCCAATCATCAGCACCCACACCAACCCATCCGAGCTGGTTGTCACCGTGTAGATAACCAGCTTGGTCAGCAGGTACAGGTACCCGCCGACAAACAGCGTGACGGCAAGGGCCTTGAGCGTGTTCAGTGTGGTTTCCATCTTGCCTTCCTTTATATAGGCATCAGTGTGAAGAGAGTGTAAATCGTGGCCAGTAACTTTTCTATCGGCGTAATGATTGGCGGGCTGATTAACAGCAGCTTCCGCTCTGCCATGAGCGGCACCCGTCGTTCGCTGGAGTCGCTGGGCGAGACCTCGCGCCGCCTGGAAGACAGGCAAAGTGCGTTGAGCCGTGCGGCTGAACGTTATGGCCAGATTGGCTCACGCAGTGCCCTACGCCTCAATACCGACCTGCAGCGCGTGGGGCGAACCCTGGAACAGATTGAACGCCAGCAGAAACGCCTGTCCCGTGCCTCGATCGCCGGTGAGTCCCTGAAAGCCAGCCGCATGGAACTCTATGGTCAGGGGATGGAGACCTATGCGGTAGGCAGAACCCTGGCCGCGCCGGTGGTCAAGGCGGTGACGCAATACGCCTCGTTTGAATCCCAACTGCGTGATATCAGCGTGACCGGTGATCTGGATGCGAGGCAAGAGCGGGCGATTGGTACTGCCATTCGTCAGGCCGCACTCAAGGTCAATCAGGCACAGGAAGCCCTGCTGGGTGGTGTCGGTCAGTTGGTAGCAGATGGGATGGCACCGGAACAGGCATCACAGTTTGCGGGCATGTTAGGTAAAACAGCCACCGCGACCAAAGCAGACATGACCGACCTGGCCAAGATGACGTTTGCTTTTAGCGACGCATTAAAAATCACTGATGCCAAAGAGTTGGAGCAGGCATTCGGTATGGCTGCTACCGGGGCAAAGTTGGGTTCCTTTGAACTGAAGGACATGGCCAAAGCCCTGCCAGGGTTGGCGAAGTCCTTTGCAGCGCGGGGAATTGTCGGCAAGGAGGCCATTACGCAGATTGTCGCCAGTCTGGAAGTAGCCAAAGGCAGTGGCTCGGCAGAAGAAGCCGTCACCAATATGAACAACTGGTTGGCTGCCATGGGTCGTGGCGACACGGTTCAGAAGTATGCAAAAGCAGGTATTGATTACCAAAGTTCCATGCAGAACTATGTCGCGCAAGGGGTCTCACAGTACGAAGCCTCATTGATGATCGCCAACCGGTTTATTGACGGTAAAGGGCAAGCCTTCTTGAAGCAATGGCAGGCGGCAGGAGCAAAAGGCGATCAGGAAGGCCAGCAAAAGCTGATGGAGTCGTTTGGTCTGGCTGAAGTGTTTAGCGATATCCAGACGGTTAATCACCTGCTATCTATGCGCCAGGGCTGGGATAAATACTTATCCAGCAAACAGGAGATGAACAGCCCTGAAGCGAAAAACACCATTTCAAAAGATGCGGATAAACAGAATGACACACTGGAAAACCGATGGCGTCGAACTCAGTTAAGTTTCAATGACAGCATGCTGAGCCTTGGTGAAGCCCTCCGTCCCGCCTTGATACAATTGGCCGACACGTTGATCCCGATTATCGACAGTGCCGCCAAATGGATCGCCGCCAACCCGGAACTGGTGAGCGGCACCATCAAACTGGTGGGTGCGTTGCTCACCTTCAAAATGGCTACCATCGGGTTAAAGCTGGGGCTTAACCTGTTGCTTTCCCCGTTCGTCAGCGTCTGGAAGAGCGCCATGCTGTTGCGCTCAAACTGGCTGCTGCTCAGAACGGCCTTGGGTGATGGAGGGAGACTGCGCTGGCTGGCGTCAGGGTTCAGCCGCCTGGCAACGGGGGCCAGATGGCTTGCGGGGATATTCTCCGGGGGATTGTTTCGGGGCATCACGACCGTTGGTCGCGCCTTGCTCTGGATCGGGCGTGCCTTGCTGATGAACCCGATTGGGATTGCCATCACCGTTATCGCTGGCGGCGCGTACCTGATTTACCGTAACTGGGGGGCCATCAGTCGCTGGTTCAAACAGCGTTGGATGGAAGTCAAAGAAGCGTTCAATGGCGGTATTGCGGGCGTGGGCAAGCTCCTCATCAACTGGTCGCCGTTGGGCATCCTGTATACCGTGTTTTCCGGGGCGCTGAAGTACCTCGGCATCGATCTCCCTGCCAAGTTTACCGAGTTTGGTGGCCAGATGATTGATGGCCTGGTGAATGGCATCAAGAAAAAGTGGGAGGATGTGAAAGGTGCGATCACCGACATGGGCACCGGCATCAAAGACTGGTTCGCGGAAAAGCTGGACATCCACTCACCCAGCCGGGTCTTTATGGGGTTTGGTGACAACATTGCCCAGGGTGCTGTGATTGGCCTGCAGCGTTCTACCCCCCTTGCGGCTCTAGCTGGCCAACGTCTGGCACAGGAAATGTAGTGGATCAGTAATACCAGAAACCGCAATAACCTGTTAATTTAATGACAGCCAATTGAGGTAATTGATAATGACTCAACCTAAACAGACCAAACGCCGTTTTTCTCCTGAATTCAAACTGGAAGCTATTGAGCAGGTCGTTAAGTATCAGCGGTCAACCATAGATGTTGCACGAGCTCTGGAGTTGGAACCCAGCCAATTGCGTAAATGGATACGCTAGTACAAAGAAGAAGTCAGTGGGGAGACGCCGGACAATCCTGCACTGACACCAGAGCAACGTGAAATCCAGTCGCTCAGCGCGCAGATTAAACGGCTGGAAACTGAAAAAGAAATACTAAAGCAGGCAGCCGTGTTGATGAGCGAGCTCTCCATCAAATCTTTGCGTTAATCACACGGCTGAAAACAAAATGGTCGGTGG